AATAAAGTATTCAAGTACGTTATCTAACATTCTGACTAAGTCAGGTATAAATGCAGGTACTTCTTTCCACTCATCATAATACTCTAGATTGACACTAGACAGGCAACAAACGGCTGTTCGTTCTTCGTTTGTAGCGAGTGTTATTTCCGAACACAGATTACTGTGATGTACTTTCATTCCTTTCTTCTTCTGAAAGTCGGGCAAATCTTTGTTTACCGCATCTTCAAACATTAAGTAAGGCTCTCCAGTTTCCATTCTATTCTGAAGTATTTTAACCCATAACGCTCTCGCAGATACAGTTTTCTTTACTTCAAGGGAATGAGGATCTGTAAGATCCCAGCTGTCGTCAAAATCAGGATACTTTGAAGCGGAGTGAATAAGCTCCATAAAAGCGTCAGGAATAACCACAGCGTGATGGATATTAGTACACTTACGGTTAATATCGCCACCAGTTGGCTTCCGTACATCTAAAAATTCCTCAATCTCGGGGTGACTCATATGTAGATAACTTGCGTAACTTCCCCGTCTAGTTACTCCCTGTGAGAAAGCGAGCATCTCTGCGTCCACTACCTTCATAAAAGGTACTACCCCTGTACTCTCACTTCCTTTTGAAGTTTTTGAGCCAGACGCACGAACATCACTCCAGCTGCCTCCGATACCTCCTCCAAAAGAAGATAAGAAAGCATTTTCTGTGAAGTGGTCTGTTATTCCCTCTCTACTGTCGTCTACATAATTCAAGAAGCAACTAATAGGTAATCCCCTTCTAGTGCCTCCATTTGATAATACTGGCGTAGCAAACATAAACCATAGTTTACTTACATAGTCATATAGTCTTTGTGCATGAGCCTCATCATCTGCGAAAGCCATTGCGGCACGCGCAAAAGCTTCTTGGGGTGAAGTTTCATCACCTACCATATATCTATCTTTTAGAGTTGCTAATGCAAATTCATCTAAAAGACTATCTTTACTAAAGTCTATTTTCACTGACATAATTTTCTACTAATCCTATAATCTCTTTGGCGTGACCGAGCACTGCTCCATCTACGTCATATGTTAAATCCATGAGTTTAATACCAACCTCAAGTCCTTCACTTCCGAACTCATTTAAGTTCTGTATGAATTTATACTTTCCTTCGATTGGCAAACTCGCCATAATATCAAAAATATCTCCATATTGTTGAATAATCTGTGTCGCTCTCTTTGGACCGATACCATCAACTCCTGGAACGTTATCTCCTTTATCCCCTGTCAAGCACTTATATGTTAAGAAGTACTCTGGGTCAAAATCATAATGCTCGTCCCAATTATGAAGTGTTGTTTCTTTTCTAGTGACTGTTGAGAATCTACTTATGTTTCCGTCAATAAGTAAATCCCAGTCTCTATCTGATGAAATCATCCAGATATTTTGTATACCTAGATTCTCTCTGTTCTGACAGATAAGAGCGGCTATATCATCAGCCTCTACGCCTGCATATTTTAGCGTAAGATGTCCCTTATACTTTAAAGTATTCATGGTAACTTGAAACTCGGCTAAGAACTCTTGGAACTCGCGTTCCTCTTTCTCAGTCTGTTCTGCATATCTCTCTTTTCTGTTTGCTTTGTATTCGGGGTATATTTCTTTACGGTAGTTACTACCGCCATCCCCTAAGACTACGATTTCTCCGCAGTCATAAGACTTTGCTAATGATTGTACTGTTCTAACATAATCATGCTCAAAGTCATTCTTGCCCTGATGTTTCCATCTGAACGCCAAGTTGAGTCCATCAACTATTAGTAAGTTCCCATTCGGGATCGACTCTCCATGGCTCGTAAATTTTATCGCCATTTGTAAACTTTAACTCCTGTGTTTCTAAAAATTGTTCAGCGAAGGTGACATAGCACCCCAACCAGTTTATGTACATATGTTTTTTGTAACATGGCTTTCTTGTCGTTGCCACGTACCACTGTGAGTGGTTCTCCTTAAATATAAGTAGAGGTTCTTGTTCCATTTCAGTTGCCTGTCTGCACAACTTAGACCACCAACCCACAAAGGTATTACTCTTTTGAGTAAATATTTTGTGATTAAATGCCATATCACGATAAAACTTAACCTCTATTGTAAAGAGATTGTGTTTGTGAGCTACCATTAAATCACCTTTTATCTTGCCAGAACCTGAACCAGGTGTCTGTACAAACACCTCGCCAGTAATTCTATTAAGCATTTCTGATACGCGTATCTCAGCGTCATGACCTTTTCTTCTTGAATTAACCATCCAATAAGGCCTTGAGTTCTGTAAATCCGCCTATCTTTTTTCCATCCACTATAATCTGTGGGAATGTTCTTGCACTAGGGAATAGTTCCCTAACTTCTGTTGGTTTAAAACCATCTCCCATCATCTTGTATATAGTCTCATCCACCTTAGGATGAGCTTCTGCTAAATTTTTTGCTTGTACACAATATGTACAATTCGGTATACTGTATATTACTACTTGCATGTTGTTCCTTTTTATAAATATATTATAACAAATTTTAAGTTTCTTGTCAAGATATATATTATCCTTCTAAGTAACTAATGTTATCTTCTTTAGTTATCTCTATCTTTTGTAATAGTGGGTGAGTCCAACCATGCGATACCATATATGTATTGAGGTTTTCTTCTTTAAGTAATACTTCCACTACCTTCTCTTTACCAACTTCATCTAAGGCTTGGTTTACCTCATCTAAGAATAGCACATTGATTTGACTACGACTTATAGAAGCCATTAGTTTTCGTATTGCTACTAAGGTTGCTATATTAACTCTAGCTAACTCGCCGCTAGAAAGAGCAAGAATGTCAATAATATTGCCGTTATCTGAGACTTCCACATTTAATTTATCATTCTCCACTACAAAGTTAATACTAAATCTACCATCACTAAACTCTGCGAGGTAGTCGTTTGTTAGAACTTCTAGTTCTTTTACTAGAGATTCTATTTTATAAGCTAGTAGTCCGTTCGTACTAAATGCTTTTTTGAGTGTTTCAAGAATCGCCAATTTGCTTTCTGAACTCTCAAGACTAGATTGACTTGCATCAAGCTCCCTTTGAAATCCATCAGTCTGTTCCAGTATGATGCTAATTCTGGTGTTATGCCTTTCTCTTCTGGTGTTTTCATCTATAACCTCTTGAAGATCCGACCTACTATCGGTAATCTTTTTACGAAGCTCTTTAATTTGTTCTGCGACGGCTTCTTCGTCCACTGCTCTTGTCGGGAGCTCATGGTCAATAGACCTGTAGGTTTGTTCCCAGTCTTCGATTCCTTTGGTTGCTGCCCTATGTATTTTATTTCCATGCTGTATCTCACCTAAATCTGCTTTCTTTTCTAAGTAGTTTAACTTTGCCGTCTTTATCCCTTCCCTATGAAGTTCTAGTTTTTCTTCTGTGAAGTCTACTTCTATGTCCTGACCGCATGTAGGACATTTACCTGTCTGACTTTCGTACTCACTCAATAGTCCCTCGTGGTGTGCAAGATTATGATTAATTCTGCCCATGTCTTGTTCTATCTGAGAAGTATCTTGTAGCTCAGGATGTGATTCTATATCTTCTTTGTACTGCTCTAGTGGTATGTTTTTTACCTGCTGTTTGAGCATTTCATTGAGATTTATTTTTTTATTCTTTTCGGAGATATTTTCAAATTGTAACTGTAAAGAACGTAAAGACTCTTCATCTTCTTCATTAATTTTTGGTAAAACTAATTTATCGAGTATCTCACTATCCTCGAGAATATTATCTGATAACCATTTCTGAATTGTTGCAAGTTTCGCATTGGTTCCTGTGATTTCGTTTGCTTTTACTCTTACAGCTTCTTTAAAAATCTCAAAGAACGAGACATACTCGTCTAATTTCAATAAGTCAATTAGGAACTTCTTCCTATTAGTATCAGTCGCAGTTAAAAATTGTAATGATGCATTGGTGTTTTGGTAAACTAATTGAGAAAAGGTCTTAAAATCTATACCCAATACTTCCCCAAGCGTCTTGTATGTATTCGACGCTGTGTGCGAACTTATATCTTCTCCATTTTTTTGTAAGTTTACACTTAAGTGCTGCGCGTCTTAATACGCTAATACAGTACTCATCATCATCCACTGTAAAAGATAGAGAGATATTATAACCATTATTGATATAACGGTTTGCGATATCTGCCTTCTTAACATTTTTACTGTTTTTATTAAATAATACTTCCTCTAAAATTAAGGGGATAGAGGATTTCCCAACTCCGTTTGTTCCTACTAGCTGTGTAAGAGTCGACCTGTCTAAGTCTAACTCATTATCTTCTCCATAAGAAAAGCAATTATCCCACTTCAGCTTCTTTAGAATAATCATTAAACACTCCTATAATGTTTGGTATTTTTGTTTCGTCCAGACTTAAGATTTCACTTAGATACATTATCAACTCTTCTGAAATTGTCATATCTTGACTTAATTTAAGAGTTGCTTCCATTTCTCGTTTTACTACTTTCTTATCTAGTAGTTCTGTATTCTTAACCTTTGCTAAATCTTGCACATCTCCTTCCAACTCATATATAGTATGGTGAAAGTCTGTAGCAACCATGTCGTCAGGATTTGTTACATTAGTACGAATAAGTTGTGGTAAGTCAAAACCTCCCCACTTCCATTCTAATCCGTCTATTAACAAGTACCCCGTTCGGACTTGGTTTCTATGAAATGATGTTGTCATTGGGCTGCCTGGGTATACAATATTTCTTTGAGTATTCTCGTGAGCATGTAAATCTCCAGCAAACACAACTTTAAATTTATCAAATCTTTCTAAATCTACTTCTGGTACTACATGAGGTGGTATCTCTCCACGAACATGAGTATATAAGATATCTGCATCAATGTTTTCTATTGCATCTTTTCTATGTAAGTCTGCGTAAGGTAATATTGCCCAGTTATCTTCGTAATATGTAGAGTCAATCACTTCTACTAGAGGATTGATACTACTTGTAACCTTCTTTAAATTACTAAAGAAAGTTTTATTTTTTCTTGTTGCTTCATGATTTCCGTCATAAATAATTGTTCTTATAGTAACCTGCTTTATAAAATCAAAGTACAGAGTTAACTCATCCATGCTAGGGACTCGATCAAACAAGTCCCCACCAATGATGTGTAAGTCACAATTATTATCCGCAATAACATCTTGGATTTGCTCAAAGAACATCTCATAACGAGAACATGCCCAACTTAATGGTACATTCTTCTGCCCAAGTTTAATATGCCAATCGGCGGTAAATAATATCACGCTACGAAGTCTTCTCCTGGTTGCCATTCACAACCTGTAAGTCCACCAGCTTTTAAGCCTTGCAGTGTTCTTAGTACTTCATTGGCATTTCTGCCTGTATCTAGTGCGTTAACTGATACATGTTGGATAACCCCCTCTGGGTCAATGATATAAGTAGCTCTGTAGCATACTCCATTAGCTTTATCTACTATTCCTAGTTTAGAAGCTAATTTCAAGCCACAGTCTGCTGCTAGGATATGGTTAATGTTTCTAATTAAGTCGTTTGACTCTTTCCACATTAACTTACAGAACTCGTTGTCACCGCTAACGCCAACAACATCTGCTTCAGACACTAACATGTCCATTCCTGCTATCTCGGTAGGGCAGATAAAAGTAAAGTCTTTTGGATAAAAATACATAACAGTCCAAGTACTGGGTGCTAATACATCTAAATCTAAAAAGCTATTGCTTTCATCCACTCCAATCATGTGAAAGTCAGGAAATATGTTTCCTACTCCAATCATGATACGTCAAACTCTGAGTCTACTGTTTCAGCCCCGCCATCTTGGTTGTTAATTCTTCTTAGTAACTCCAACTGTGCATCAGCTGTAGGTCTAGGAAGTACGTCATCCATAGATTTTAGGTCTTTAATCATTAGTTGCTCTTCTTCTGAGAGTTCTCTATTTTTACATTTTAAGACAGCTAACTGATACTCAACGTTGAATACCTGAGGTCCAGTTTTCTTTCTTTTAAAATGAATGTCATAACCAGTTGTTGGGCATGTTGGATCACCTAAGTCTTCCATAGCTACAATAATTTGGTCAAACAATTTTCTTTTAAGATTCAACACTTTAACTGAATTGTCTGAGTAGTCGATACATTGGACCGCATAAGACCATCCACACTTTAAGTCTGGGTAAAAGTCTCTTACGTGGTCGTGTTCGATGTTATTAAAGGTTTCAGAGTTTCTGTCAAATGACAAACATTCCATAGGGATGTTTTTGTTGTTCTCTCCTTTAATCCAGTAGACATATCTAGGGAGTAAGTCACCCACTAGTCTTACCTTGTGGTCTTCCTTATCCGCGTAGTTATAAGTTGATATTTTATCTTTTTGGGCTGAGCCCTTGGTTACATTAAAGCCTATTGCCATAATAATTCTCCTATTGTGTCTCCTCGAACATAAAATGAATCCTGCCGTTTTTTATGTCAAGCAGTCTGTTTTTAGTAATAATATCTTCTGATATTGGTAACATCAGAAGGTCAAGTGTGGAGTCTTTGGTTTGCTGATACTCAAAGTAATTGCGGAACGATGCGACTCCTGCATATTCCACTACTTCTTTGTCTGAGTAGCTGCGACCGGCGTTCATCAATTTCTCAGGATTCAAGAGAAACGACTGACCGCCATAGTAGTGTTTATAAAATTTAAACACTCGGTCGTTGTAATTTTTGGGTGTAAGTTTGAAAGTAATAATTCGTAGGATTGTTATGGTGTCCATTACATTTCCTTTGCTTACTTTTAATATCTCATTCCAATTAAATAATAACATATTATATCAAATTTCCAAGATTGTGTCAAGAACTATTTTTCCGAGTTCTGACGAGTTGTGTTCATTGCGATTTTCTCAGCATCAGCAGGTGCCAGTGTAGCGTGAACGTCATTCACTGCCATATCTACCAACTTTCCTTGGTAAACATAACTGCCACTATGCATGAGCTCAACCATAGGTAGTGTCCATATATCTATACCTAACTTTCGTACATTCTCACAAAACATATAGTCTTCACTTAGATATCTGTTCTGGTCATTAATTATGCAGTCAAAGTAAGCATGTATTTTCTCTCCTATACTAAACTCTCCTTCTCGTATGTGGTCTGGAGTATACTCTAGTTCAGGATGTGCTACTGCGTATTCTTCAAATACACTTCTATGTATCATCATAAATCCAGTACCTGCCTCTCTTACTTTTACAGGTTCATATATAGGAGCTCTACCATCTGGGTATGCTCCATGGTCTGGATTAAAAACCATGTCTCCTGCTACCTTTTCTAGTCCCATAGGATTTTCATCAAAGTTTCCAGACTTGGCGGCATGTAATACTTTTTCCCATGCAATAGTCTTTTTAGGATACAGTGCTGTCATAATTTTATACTTGTTTATATTCTCTGAGACTAAGTGAGTCATATACATTAAGTCCATAGCTTTCCAAGATACATCACTATCTATAAATAGCATGTGAGTTGCCTCTGACTTTAAAAAGTTGTGTACACAATAGTTTCTTGCTCTAGTTACTAGGGACTCATTAAATAAATAATAAATTTGCATTTCAATTCCATGATGCATATATGTACTTGTTGTGTCCATTAATGACTTAGTATATAGTCCATAGCATTGACCACCATACATTGGAGTAGCCAAGAAAATTTTCATCTTTCTCATCTCTTCCAAATTCAGTTGGATTTCTTTTGTTTCTTGATTCATAATACGGCTACCTCATAGCCTTCTCTAATATAGTACCCCATTCTAGCATTTGCTTGACGGGATGCAGTTTTGCCTTTTAAATTTATGTCTACGATAACTGGTTGTCTTTTGCCATCTAGTTTTCGTACTACTCTACCTATAAGCTGTGTTAATAAAGGTTCATTATTAACTGGTGTACCTAGTACTAAACAGCTTAATTCATTCAATGATATGCCTTCTGAGAAAATAGATTGTGTGCCGAACAGAATGTTCTTAGTTGTTCTCACTTCTTCCATAGCCTGTTCTCTTTCTTCAAAGTTCATATCGCCTGTGATTGATACTGCTTTATCTCCTACTAAATTAGCACATCTTTTTAGAAAATGTACTCTATCAGAGACAACCAGTACTTTATGTCCTTCTGCAGCATACTTTGCCGCTATCATACTCACACTATGGACATATTCTTCGTTGTGAGTAAGGTCGTTGATTCGTTCCGCCCAAGGCGTAAACG